TCTTTCCTTTTTACCCCCAAATCAGACTGAGCGCGTTCCTTCGCCGTTCAAGCAACCCGACTAAGATCTATTCAATGCTTAAAGAAACCGATCGAAGCCTGACGACACCTAGTAGTACGAGCGAACTGCTATTAGGACAAACAAAACCAAGGCTTTACACACCCTTTAGAGATGATCTACCAACAAAGGGGCAAGAACTAATCGACTTTGCTAATAGTTTGGATATGCCGTTAATGCCTTGGCAAGAATTAGTCGCAACTGAGGCACATCGAATTAAGCCTGACGGTCGGTGGGCTAATAGCCAGGTGGTTGCGCTGGTATCTAGGCAAAACGGCAAGTCGCACTTAATGAGATTACGAATAGCGCTTGGTTTAACCGAATGGGGCGAGAAGTTGCAGATCCTCTCAGCTCATAAGTTGGCAGTATCACTAGAACACTTTAACCAGGTAGTAGAACTGTTTGAGAATTACGATCACTTAGCCAAACAAGTCAAGAAGCTACGCCGGGCTAATGGGCAAGAAGAGATACAGATGTTATCGGGGGCTAGGTTCAAGGTAGTAGCTAATAACTCAGCTGGTAGAGGTTACGCTGGTGCTGAAACGATCTACCTAGACGAATTACGAGAGCATAAAGACTATGCCGCTTGGTCGGCAATCACTAAGACTCAGTTAGCAGCTACAAACCCAATGCTTATGGGATTTAGTAACGCTGGCGACTCTACTTCAATAGTGTTAAACCAATTACGCGAACGCGGTATGGCAACTATGGCAGGTGCTAAAGATTCTTTGCTTTGGCTTGAGTGGTCTGCTCCTATGGGTTGCAGTCTTGACGATATGAGCGCCTGGCAATCGGCTAACCCTGCCTTGGGTCGGACAATTCACATAGATAACCTAATGGCTACAAAGAACGAACCCGAAGCAGTCGTGCGTACTGAGTGTTTATGCCAATTTGTAGAAACCTTGCAGTCACCTTGGTCGCCTGCTGCTTGGTCTAGTTGCGCTGACCTAGATCTAAACCTAGAGCCAGGCACACAGACATACTTCGCCTTTGACGTAACCCCTAGACGTAACCACGCAGCTCTAGTTGCAGCTCAGGTCTTACCTAATAGCAAGATAGCAGTCGGGTTGGTGCAAGAGTGGAAATCTGAGACCGCTATTGACGATCTTGAAATGGCTAATGGGGTTGCTGAGTGGTGTCGTATGTATGACGTAACCGAGATCCAGTTTAGTAAGAACACAGGTAGCGCAGTTGCTAGTCGGCTTAATGCTGCTGGCATATTGGCTAAAGCTATTGACGGTCGTGACTTTGCTTTGGCTTGCGATCAGTTACTTAATGCTATGGAAGCAGGCAGAATTACCCACGGTGACCAGCAAATACTTAATCGTCATATTGCTGCTAGTGCCAGGATCAACTTTGCTGACGGTGGCTGGATAATTGGCAGACGAGCAAGTAACGAAAACGTCACAGCTGCCGTTGCTACTGCTATGGTCGTGTCAGTTGCGACACGCCAGTATTCTGACGTAGATATTATTGTGGTGTAACCGCTTGCAGTATGTTACAATCTCTTACAATGGGATTTTTTGACGCCTTAAAGGCAACACAAACTATGTCACATATTGACAGTCAATCAACTGCCGATCTAGTGGCAGCTCTCGCGCCTGCAAATCTAATACAGCAGGCAGTATTTAATTACGGACTAGCTCCAACTATTAGTCGTGATCTTGCAGTCCAAGTGCCAGCAGTTGCAAGAGCCAAGAACATAATCGCTGGAACTATTAGTTCTATTCCATTAGAAGTACGATCACGCATTGACGGATCTGTATTAATGCCACCTAAAGTAATTAACCAGCCTGATCCTAGAGTGCCTGGACAAACAATTTACAGATTACTTGTTGAGGATTTAATTTTTTACGGTGTTGCTTATGGTCAAGTGCTTGAAGTGTATGAGGAATACCCAAACCGTATTAAGTCTTGGACTCGCATAGATCCAATTAGAGTAGTGCCTGAATTAAATGCACAAGGTACAGAGATCGTTGCATACGATTTAGATCTAGTTGGCAAATTACCTACACAAGGTGTTGGATCATTGGTAGTATTTAGTGGCGACGAAGGCATACTAACTCGCGGTGGTCGCACAATTAAGACAGCCCTAGAATTAGAAAAGGCTGCATACAACTTTGCATTAGAGCCAACACCTACTATCGCGCTTAAATCAACTGGGGCTAATTTACCAGCTGAGCGTATTAGCAAATTGCTAGAAGCCTGGAAACAATCACGTCAAACGCGTGGCACAGCTTTTCTTAATGCAGATATTGAAATGACGTCTGTTGGCTTTGATCCTAAGTCTTTGCAACTTACCGAAGCACGTCAATACCTTGCAACTGAGATCGCTAGACTTATGAACATTCCTGCCTGGTACGTTTCAGCAGATACTAACTCAATGACTTACTCAAACGTAACGTCAGAACGTAGGGCTTTAGTTGATTTTAGCCTTCGCCCAATACTTACACAGATCGAACAACGTTTAGATCAACCAGATTTTACTCCACAGACGCAAACAGTCAGATATGCGCTTGACGACTTCTTGCGTGGTAACCCACTAGAGCGCGCACAAGTCTATGAGGTACTAAACCGCATAGGTGTTCTATCAGTAGATGAAATACGCAGAGCAGAGGACTTAGTATTATGAAATTAACAATGCCAGTAGCAGTTACAGCTGCCGATAGTGACTCACGCACAATATCAGGCACGATAGTTACCTGGAACGAGCAAGGCAGAACGTCAGCAGGTTTAACAAAGTTTGCAAAGAACTCTATTGCCTTAAAGTCTGTCAAATTATTTTTAGAACACGATCGTACAAAGCCAATAGGTAAAGTGCTTAGCTATGACGAAACCGAGGAAGGCATTGAAGCCGTATTTAAAATCGGTAAGACTAGCGCTGGATCTGACGCATTAGTAGAAGCTGCCGAAGGATTACGCGACGGCTTTAGCGTAGGCATTATGGTTGATGAGTATGAAATTAAAGACGGTGTAATGGTGATAACTGCCAGCACACTTGATGAAGTATCGCTAGTCGAAAGCCCTGCTATTGACAGCGCAAGAGTTTCTGAGGTAGCTGCCTCAGATGATCCAAACACAGAAAAGGAAGGGTCAGATATGACCGATACTCCAGAAGTTGCCGCTGATACTGAGGTATCGGTAGAGGCAGCAGAAGTAAAGGCAGCAGCTCCAGTTGCTCAGCCTTTGACTTACACTCGCCCACGCTCTCCAATCGTGGACAAAGCTACATACTTGGAACACTCAGTACGCGCAAAATTGGGCAACGAGGATTCTCGCCAATTTGTTGCGTTCGCTGACGACACCACTAGCAATAACTCAGGCTTGATCCCAACACGTCAGCTAACAGAGATCGTTAACCCTCTATCAAACGCTGATCGTCCAATGATTGACGCAATCTCACGTGGCGCACTACCTGACGCAGGTATGAGCTTCGAGATTCCAAAGATCACAGCAGTACCAACTGTTGCAGACATAAATGAAGCCGATCCAATTACTGAAACAGGTATGACAAACTCTTTTATTACTGTAAACGTAAACAAGTATGCAGGTGGACAAACTTTCTCAGTAGAATTACTAGATCGCTCAAACCCAGTATTCTTTACTGAATTGGTAAAGCAAATGGAGTTTGCATACGCAAAGGCTACAGACGCTTTCGTAGCAACTAAGCTACAAACTGACGGAACCCTTAACGCTACTGCTAGGGCGAATGACAAAGAAGGTATTGTTGCTTATGTAGCAAGTGCCTCAGCTGCAGTTTATGCAGCTTCTCTTGGTTTTGCTCGTAACTTGGTAGTCACACCTGACCAATGGGCAAACATTATGGGATACAACGACGCAGGTCGTCCAATCTACACAGCTTCACAGCCACAAAACGCTGCTGGTGCTGTAAGCCCAACTAGCTTACGCGGTAACGTATTAGGTTTGGATCTGTATGTAGATCGTAACTTTACAGGCTCAGGCGGTGTTGGTACTGCTGACTATTCAATGGTCGTAGTAAACCCAGACGCTTACACCTGGTACGAGTCCCCACGTATTCGTCTACAAACCAACGTTGCCTTAAATGGTCAAATTGAGGTTTCATACTACGGATATGGCGCACTAGCAACCAAGATCGCTGCTGGCGCAAACTGGTTTAACCTAACCTGATAAGTAACACAAACTAGATCGAGGGGTGGGCGTGTTCTCCCGAGCGCTCACCTCTCATTAAAGGAGTAGATATGCCTTCAATAATCACAGCCACCCAGCTGAGATCTGTTCTTGGCGTATCCTCATCACTTTACAACGACGCATATTTAGATCAAATAATAGATACAGCCGAGGCAGTTATTCTGCCTATGCTAGAAAAATATGCGGCACCAATCGGGAGTACTAAACTTTCAGATAACATAGCAATCTTTACTACTCTTGGCGAAAACGTATTTAGCGTTGGTCAATCAGTAGTTATTACAGGTTGTGGCTCACCTTACAATGGCACTCGCACGATCTTAGATGATGATAATTTAGGCGAGTATTCGTTTGCTGCTGCAATTACAAATGCCGATATTAACGAAGCAAACGTAATTCCAAGTGGTCTAGCCACCCTATCGGGAGCTTCTACTTATGTAGGCAACGACGCTATTGAGTCGGCAGTTTATGTTGTAAGCGTTGAAGTATTCCAATCACGTACCGCAGCTGGTGGGCAGATAGAGGGCGTGGACTTTGCACCAACTCCGTACCGTATGGGCAGAAGCCTCGTCAATCGTGTCCAGGCTCTACTTGCGCCGTTCATTGATGTCGAGTCGCTATGCCAATAAGTGCCACTCGTACTGCTCTAGAAACAGCTTTAAGCGGTATTGCCGCTAACGTTTACAATTCTGTACCTGAGTCGGTAATACCACCTGCAATAGTTATCGTGCCTGACTCGCCATACATTGAGTTCGAGACAATAAGCAAATCTACAATTAGGTGCAAACTAAATTTTACTATTACCGTTGCAGTTAGTTATTACAGCAACGAAGCAGCGCTAGACAACTTAGAAACGCTGCTACTATCGGTCTTAGCAGCTCTGCCTGCTAATTATGTAGTTGGGGCAGTAGATCGCCCGTCAATTACGCAAGTCGGTGCGAGTGATTTACTCGTTGCTGATTTTAATGTATCAACCTACTACACAAACTAGGAACAAATATGGCAACAACAGTAATAACAGGCAGAGATGTGTCCTTCACTATTGGTGGAAACTCATACGACGCACAAGCAACAAACGCAGTATTAACTGGCACAACAGATCGTCAGACATACCAAACACTAGACGGCAAAGCATACAAGGTTGTGGATAACGACTTTATTTTTACCGTTGATATGTTGGCAGACTGGGGCGTAACTGGATCACTTTGCGAAGGTATCTGGAACGCAACAGAAACTGCACCTGACTCTGGAATTAACGTAGCCTTCACAGCTGCAACTGGTGCTGCTTTTGCTTTCCAAATCCTACCTAACTGGCCAACAGCAGGTGGATCAGGAGTGGATGCACAGACTGTTAGCTACACCTTCCAGGTTATCGGCGTACCAGCAGAAACGTTTTAATTAACACAATCGGGGGAACAAATGAAACTAAATATCAAGATAACTACAAACGCAGGCGACCAGGCTACATACACAGCACAGCCGCCTGAGTGGCGCAAGTGGGAATTAGAAACTAACCAAAAGATCAGCAAAGATCCTTCACTAGGTATTAGCGATCTTATGTTCTTGGCTTATCACGCTATGAAGCGCGAGAATCCAAACAAGGCACAGATCAGCCTGGATAATTGGTGTAACTTGGTTGCAGATATTGAGATAGAGGAAACAGCGATAAACCCCACCCAAGCGGTAGCCTCAGCCGACTAATAGTCGAACTAGCTATCGCAACACAGATCCCTATGCAGTATTGGGATACGGCAGAGGATATTGCTACGGCACTAGAGATAATTAAGGAGCGTAATGGCAGACGTTAAAGTCGAGTATGACAAAGCCGACCTACGCCAAATCCTTAAATCCTTTAAAGCTATGGACGAGCAAGCAGTAGAGCAATCTAAGAAGTTATCTGCTGAGTTGGCTGAATATGCTGCTGATCAAATTAAGTCTGCTGCTAGACGCAATAATAAATATCCTAAAGGATCTATCAAAGTTGCTGACGGTGTTCGTATTGCTAAGTCCAGCAAAATCGGTGAGTTTAAGTATGGCTTTGCTAGTCAAAAGTTAAGTGGTGGTGGTAATACTACCGACATACTTTACGGCTTAGAGTTTGGATCTAGGCGCTACAAACAATTCCCTGGCAGATCGCCAAACAAAGGTCGTGGTAATGCTGGCTATTTTATCTACCCAACGTTAAGAAAAGAACAGCCTGAACTCATTGAAAAGTGGGAAAAGGGCTTTAAGCAGATTACGGATAAATACTAATGGCTGGCAATCGTACTCTTAAATTATCTATCCTTGCTGATACAGCAGATCTTGTTAAAGGTTTAAACAAAGCCCAAGATGAAACCGAGAAAAGCAGTAGCCGTATCGGTGGTGCGTTTGCAGCGGTTGGTAAAGCAGCTGCGCTTGCGGGTGCTGCCGTTGCAGCTTATGGCGTCAAATTAGCCGTAGACGGCGTGAAGGCTGCTATCGAGGACGAACAAGCCCAAGTCAAGTTAGCAGGATCGTTAGAGCGTGTTACTGGCGCTACTAAAGATCAGATAGCAGCCGTTGAGGAACAGATATTAAAAACCTCACTTGCTACTGGTGTGGCTGATGATGAATTACGTCCAGCGCTAGATCGTTTGACTAGATCAACTAAGAACGTAGATCAGTCACAAAAATTATTAAACCTTGCATTAGATATTAGTCGCGGTAGCGGTAAGAGTCTGGAATCTGTCACTAACGCTCTATCTAAATCCTTTGAGGGTCAAAACACAGCTCTAGGTAAATTAGGTGTTGGTATCTCAGCTGCACAATTAAAGACTATGGACTTTGACGACATAACCAAGCAACTAGCCAATACCTTTGAGGGTGCTGCTGCTGACGCAGCCGACACCTTTGCAGGCAAAACAGCCAGGTTACAGGTTGCCTTTGATGAAGCTAAAGAATCAGTAGGGGCTGCACTATTGCCAATCTTAACTCGTTTGTTTGACTTTATTAACGCATATTTAGTGCCAATCTTTGATCGCTTTGGCAAAGATACTTCAAGTTTAGGCACAACTATTAAAGATTTTTTGACACCAATCTTAAATACTTTGCGGTCTGCTTACGAAAAGATCAGCACAGCAGTTAGAGAAAACGCTGACGAATAT